AGCTACGGTACCAAAGCTATTACTCCAGACTTGATCTTTAAGATCGAAAATGCTGGTGCCAGCGAAATTGTAGCTTAGTTAATAAGAAAGGACTCAACTTATGAAATGCAAGCTGAAGGTAGAACGCGAATTTCGTGATAAGAATACCAACAAGGTTCATAAGGTTGGCAAGATCCTCACCGTGGATGAAGCTAGGGCTAAAGAGCTCCTAGCTCACCCACAAGGAATTGTCAGCGTGGTAGAGATGCCAAATGTTAAATCCGACGATAAGCCAAAAACGTCAGATGAAACCGACAATGATGGTGGCAATGATGGCGAAAACGAGCCAGAAAATGAGGATGGCGACAAGAACGATGAGGACAAAAGCTCCGAATAATTGAAGGGTAAAATATGCTGAATTACGACGATTTTGTAGAATCTATGGCTGAAAAGGTTGGCATTATCAATCAAGATAGCGCCAACGATGCCGACCTTCTCAAATACGTTTGCGAGGAAGTAGCAGATCGTCTTTCAATCTATCTAAACTTACGTCCGAATGAGAATAAAGTATTTGAGTTTGACGAGAGGTTGGTAAAAATTGGGGCACGAATCGTTAGTGGCATATTTACTCAAACTAAGGCCAATATCGCTGGTATTGGTGTGGATACCACTATCAAAAGTATCAGCGATAACGGCCAGTCCATCTCGTATGGTGATAGCACGAGGAATTATCTGGCTACAGCTAGTGATGGCGAGCTATTTAACGGTTGTGTTGAGTTGCTAAAACCATATCGGAAGGTTCATGTTGTTTCCTAATTCGGCTAAGCAAGTAATCTCTAAAGCCTTTTATGACAAAGAGGTTACTATTCTAGAGAAACAAGAAGCCTACGATGTTGAAGGTGGACTCGTGAAGACTGGAACGACTATTCGAGATATTTTTCTCGGAAATGTAAAGTTTGTTTCATATGACGAGGAACAGCAAGAAAAAGGACTCGTAAGGGACATCGACGTAGTAATTACTTGCTCTACGGACACTACCGTAGATGTCGGAGATTTGTTGCAGTATCAAGGCTCCAAATACGTCGTAAGTAGCCGGGTCATAACTGATTCTCATATGAAGCTGGAGGGTAAAATATGGCAAGTGTAACGATTTCCATTTCTGGTGTTAAGAACTTACAGCGTAAGCTAGGCACTATTAAAAGTCAGAAAGAGGTTTACTCTGCCGTATCGCAAGCAACGGCTCTCGTAGAGGGCTCGGCGAAAAGTGGATGTGCCGTTGATACTGGTGCTCTGCGAAGATCTATTCATATGCGAGTAGTAGAACAGAACCACAGAGTAATCGGTATCGTCTATACATCTATGGAGCACGCTCCATACGTTGAGTTTGGTACCGGTCAGCGTGGTAAAGGTAGCTATCCGTACGAAAGAGGCCTTACGTTGGCTTACGACCCAAACTGGCCTGGTCAAGTCGCTCAGCCTTTTATGGTTCCAGCGTTACTTACAAATCGAATTCGGATCAACAAGTTAATTGCCGCTGCTGCCGTTAGTGGTGTGCGAGGAGGTGAATAATGTTTACTCCGAAGGCACAGATTCAAAAGATATTATCTGGACTTGGCTACTACTGTCATCAAGGAGCACAAGCCTCCTTTGCCGACAACGAGATTCCGGCGATAACATTTCGAGTTGATAACAACAGCGTTAATTTTGATCTCGACAATCAGATTGCAAGTCAAGATATTAACGTCGTGGTTGATATTTGGGCAGACGATAGCGTTACGTCCTCACGAGTGCTCTCGGAGGTGGAGGAAGCAATGAGGGCGGAAGGCTACCGTTTGACATATTCGGCAGATGTGCCACAGCCAAAAGGTTGTCTGTTTCACATCAATTGCCGTTTTATTACCGTTCATGTTGAATGAACGCACTGCTAATTTCTAGAAGGAGAAAATATGGCAGGTTCAAAAACTATGGGTACAACCCTTACTATCACCAAAACTGGTGACGAGTCTGAGGATCTCGTAATTAAAAGCCTTACATCCATCGGTGAGCTTTCTGGCGAGCGTGAGGAAATTGATGTCACTACGCTCGATAGCCCAGACGGTGCAAAGGAGTATATCTCTGGTGCTGTTGACTGGGGGTCACAAGACATCTCTGGCAACGTTACGGACGCAACTCAGCTGGCAAAATTGCGTGCGATCTTTGATTCGCAAACTGTTCGTACATGGACGATTAAGACTCCAGCTGGCAACGTAGCGCGCTATAAAGCCTTCATTGGTTCGTTTAAGTACGGCGAAAAAACGACTGACGGTCTCGATACGTTCGGTATGACCCTGCGTGTTACCGGTAGCGTTGAATTTAACCCCGAGGACGAGCCAGAAGCCTAGTCCAAAAGCGCTGGTGGTCGCCTTGTAACCACCACTAAGTAAATATAATCAAGGAATTATTCTATGAAACTCGACTATAAAGCTTCAAATATTGCTAAAGCAGAACGTGCACACGGGATGAACTTTCTTAAGACGCTCAAAACGCTCAGTAATAATCCATCTATTAGCGGTTTATTATTTCTGTTTGAGGCTGGTAATGGAACTGAAGATGACTTTGATCAAGCCTTTAAGGAAGGCATTAATAAGGTCTTGGTAGTCATTATGGAAGGCCTTAGTGCTGCTGGTTTTTTAGGTCAAGAGGATGTTCGGGTGATGAAAAAGGCTCTAGAGGAGCAGATGAAAACCCAAAAAACTTCACCGAGTTCTGGCAAAACAGCCAAAAACTAGCATTTCAAATTGGGTTACACCCGGCTGAATTTTGGGAGCTAACGATTGGAGATTTTTACGACTGTCTTGATGGCTATGAGGAGAACATTAAGCTAAATTTCCGTCTACAAGACCGCCTAAATCATATTTTAGGCACTTATATCGCAGTTGGCATCAATGACCCTAAAAAGTATCCATCAACACCCCTGCTGGACGATGAGTCTGCCGATCAAAAAAGATTTAGTTTTACATCAGATGAAAGTTTAGACGCTTACATCTGCAGCCTTGCTAACAATGTGAAAGGTTAATATGGCAACAATTGACGAACTAAATGTTCAAATTACAGCCGATTCAAGTAAATTGAATTCGGAAGTTGGTAAGGCTGAAAAGAAAATTAGTGATCTCGCCAAAGGTACTGAGAAATCGTCAAAAACTATGTCAGCTGGCATGGTAGCTATCGGTACGGCCGTAGGTAACATTCTGGGCGGTGTGGTCTCCAAGGCCTTTCAGTCCATTAATGCACACATGGATGGTGCTATTAGCCGCCTTGATACTCTTAACAACTACACCCGAGTTATGTCCAATCTTGGTATTGCCGCTCAAGATTCTGAAAAATCCCTAAAGGCTCTTGATGATGGTATTACAGGATTACCTACCAAACTTGATGATGCCGCCTCGGCAACGCAGCGCTTAGTGGCTACGAATGGCAATATTGCCGCCTCAACAGATATGTTCTTGGCGCTCAATAACGCCATTCTAGCTGGTGGCGCAGCTATTGAAACTCAAAATACCGCACTTGAGCAGATGTTGCAAGCCTACTCCAAAGGCAAGCCTGATGTCATGGAGTGGCGTGCATTTCTGACGGCAATGCCAGCTCAGCTCAAGCAGGTCGCAACAGCTATGGGATATACGTCTACTGCTGTTGGCGGAGATTTATACAATGCACTTCAGTCTAGCGAAGCAAATATGAATGATTTCATGTTTACCATCATGAAGCTTAATAAGGAGGGCGTTGCTGGGTTTGATAATTTCGCAACACAAGCAAAGAATGCTACCGGTGGTGTAGGTACGAGTATTACCAACCTCAAAACAGCAATTACTCGTGGCATAACGCAAATTATGGATGTCATCGGACAATCAAATATCGCGAGTTTCTTTAGTGGTTTATCGAAGGCAATTAGTACGGCTTTTAACTATGTAGCCGCCTTTGTAAAAATCATTAAAGAAGCTGTAGCTTGGATCGGAGCATTATTTGGCGGATCAGGTTCTACGTCTGGTCTGGTAAAAGAAACTGGAAGTGCTGCTACAAATGTTGATAATATCTCGTCTGGAGTATCCGATGCTACTAGTGGCCTCAATGATGCCACTAAAGCGGCCAAGAAGCTTAAAGGCCAGCTCGCTGGCTTTGACGAGATGAATGTTCTCAACAAACAGGACAATAGTAGCGGTTCTGGTGGGAGTGGCAGTGGCTCTGGTGCTGGTGGAGGTGGAGCTATCTCTGATTATACTTGGGATACGTCAGCATTGGAAGCAAGCACAAATAAAATTGATGAGCTAGTAGCAAAAATTAAAAAGGCATTCAAAGACTTATTTGGAGAGTGGGATTTTGATAAAATCGGAAAAGCACTTAAGCAATTTTATAATGACGTTAAAAAGTTTCTTGGTAACGCCGGAAAAATCGTTAAAGATGTTTGGCAAAAGTACCTACGACCATTCTTACAATGGTCTGGGGAGAGCCTACTGCCGGCAGTATTAAATGCTATCGGTGGTGCTATTCGATTACTAGGTGAAGTCATTGGAAATGTTTGGAATACATTTTTGATGCCTTTTATTGACGCTTTTCTCGTACCAATTGCAAAGTTTACTGGTGGAATTATAATATCGGTCTTGAATGGTATCGGTGATGCCTTACGAGGAATTGCTAATAATAGTGCAGCTGTTGAAACTATCTCGTTATTAGGTAAGGGCTTTATGACTTTGATCAGTCTAAACCTCGTAGCTGGATTCTTTACTGGACTTATCAATGCTATCACCAATGGTGGGATAGCAATGAATGGCTTTTTAGGTGTATTATCGAAAACTACTGGTAGCTGGGATTTATTCAACAAGGCTGGTGCTGCTGGTTCTGGCATAATTAACTCACTTAAGGATGGTGTAAGTAATGTTGTGGGTAAGATTTCCTCGCTAGGGGCTCCACTTGCAAATGCGGCAAACGGCTTTACTGGTGCGGCGTCTGGATCGCAAATGTTCATATCATCACTCGGTGCTGGTATTATCATTATGGAGGCTGTCGTTGCCGTTATTTTGGCAATTCAAACGGCTATGGAGTTCATTAAACTCAAGACTATGGAGGCTGAATTAGCCGAGTTGCAGTACAAATCAACTGAGGAAGCTATGCTAGAAACTACAAACTGGCATAATGAAGCGATTCAGAGACAGATTGACTTGAAAAATGAGCTTGATGGTATTACGAAAAGTCTGGCTGATGCTCAGCTCTCACTACTTAACGCTCAAGACGCGGCTGCCGCCTCCCAAAGTAATGCCGAATCAATCGCCAGGCAATATGGAATGACAATAGAGGAAGCTCGTGCCTATGTCGCTGGATTAGACACGGCCAGCGGAAACCTTACGGCTAAAGACCGAGCATTAGCAGAGGCTGTGTTCGATTTAGACAGCAAAGAGGGTTCACTGAAAGAGGCTGTTGATAAGGTTACTACGGCCAAAAATGAGCAAACTACAGCAACGGATGAACTTGAAAAGCAGCAGTGGAAAGAAGTGATGACGCAGCAGAAGGCTGAGGCAGAAGCACTCCTTGCTGCTGGTAAATATGGCGAACTTTCACAAAAGCTTGTTGAGCTTAAAGATTCTAACGGCGAATATACCCTTGAGAATGGCGAAAAATGTAAAATCAATAAAGAAAATATGCAGAGTATGGCTGAGTTTATTGGCGATCAGCTTGCTCAGATTGATGACGATAATGGTGTAGCCTGGAAAAATGTATGGAATGATGCCGATCGTACAGTATCCAACCTAAATACTTCGACTGCTCAACAATTAGTCAATGGCGGACGCAGTGCTGGTGAAAATTGGGCCAGTGGTGTCGGCGAAGGAGCTAAGAATAAGCAGGGTTGGCTGGGGTCAACTATCTCTGGCATCGCTGGTGGAATGTTGAACACGTTTAAGTCGGCATTCCAAATACATTCTCCATCAAAAGTTATGGAGCAAATGGGCTCATATGTAATGCAGGGCGTTGGACTTGGACTTGAGGATGAGGAAAATGAGCTTAATAAAACCATGTCTCAAATTGGTGGTTCTATGCAGGAAAGTTTTGCAAATGCTGTAGCAGATATACCGGGAACATTGTCCGATCTTAATGCCCAAAATCTAGGAGCAAATATTGACTTGCCCAATATAAGTAGTACTATAACGCATCAGTTACAAGATGGACTTGAAATTCAAAAACAACCAATTGAACTATCCGCAACTCTGCAAATAGACGGAAAGGATGTTCCAGTATCGCTCAGCTTTGCTCAGAATATCGCAAATAGTATTAACGAAGCATCTCAGTTAAAGAATCGCAGTATTATCAATATTTAGACATATTTAATAATGACGTAAGCCACGAGAGCAAAAATACCAGCCAAAATGGCAAAAACTACACCTAAAGCAATTTTTCCTCCAATGGTAGGACGCTTGTCTTGTGTGTCTTGGTTATCATCTCGTTCTGCATTGTGCAGCTTTTTATCATTGCTAGGTTGCTCTTTGTTAAATAAAGCTTTGCATATTCCAGCCACAAAACCAGCTACGATAATTATTATAAATGCCCATATTAAAATAGTACCAGCGTTCATTAAGCCAGTTGCTGACTCAATTGTTTCATCTAATTGACGATTTGCTTGCTGTAGCTGTTGATTAGTCCTATATGTATTATCCATAATTAAATAAACCTCATCTTGGTTTTCTCGTTTATGGAACCGTTATGTATCGGAAAACCAAAACGACACTCACGATAGTTGTTCCAAAACTATTCTATAAACCAAAAACTTCAGTCTATAACTCGTGAATGCCGGTTATGGCAACCGAAGCTCGTGATTGATAAAATAATTTTGGAACACTCTTATTATATCACGTCGATATTAAGTCTGTAACATTGAGTGTAGCTCAGATGCCGTCACATAGTCACGGCGTGAAAAATTTAAGGTTCAAAAATGCCTGGACGGCAACTGGAACTGGCTCTGGCAACTGGCTCGCGCCCTCAGCATATGTATGGGGATCAAACACACAATTTAACGATATCCCTATCGTGGGTGAAACATACAATACGGGTAGTGGTAATGCGCACTCCAATATTCAGCCCTATACCACATGTTATTTCTGGCGTCGCACAGCTTAAACTGTCCTTCGCCACATATAGCAAGTTACATATGGCTGCAGATTGGAATGAGCTTGTCCTCCGCCCGTATCTCCGGTTCTGGTCGCAGCACCGGGGTAATTCCATCCAGTCGTATGCGTCATAGAGCCGCTTCCTCCTCCCCACTCAAATGGTATAGGTAGAGAATGATTGTGCTGGGGTACCTGCTCAATGGTCAATGTTACAGACTTATCACCACCAGTCTTATTTACGGCATTAAATTCAGCCTCTGAAGCGCTATACCCTACCGGCACTCTTCCAGCGCCCCATGTTACCCATGTACCATTGATTATGATATAATGTATTTATGGTTATCAGTTCAGTTTAGTAACCCTCTGAACACCAGATAACCTACCTTTTTCTTTTATGCGTTTATGCTATAATTAGGACATATCAATGACGGCAGTTTAATCTAGCCGTATTTTTATTGCGACCAGTTTTTACTGGTCGTTTTTATTTTACGAAAGGAGTTTCATTTATGACCTTCAAAAAGAAAACCACTCGCCAACTATCAATGGCAGTTGGTATTTTATCGTTTGCTGCATTCATTATCCAAGGACTTGGCAGTACTTGGGGCTTCGAGAGCGTTGCTGAACAACTAACTCAAACTGCCTTATTGTTCTCCGGCGGTATCAACATCTACTTCTTGGGTGTTACTGGACAAAAGAATAGTGCAGACAAGGAGAAAAACGATGATAAATAAGTTAAAGAAAAATCTCGGTAATAATATTGCCTTCCTTATTTTTCTAGCATTCGTAGGCGTATGTGGCGTATTTTTAGCTATTGGCACGCCGTCAGAAGATGGGAGCATTACACTTGATGGGAAGAACGCCAAAATTGATCAATCTACGCTTGATTTTATTGAAGACTCACAGGCTGCGCTTGCTCGCTTAATGAACCAAGATGCTCCGACCGATGAGCAGACTATTGCCGAGAATGACGAGGAAGCTACTGGACAAGGATTCTATGTCACGATTGACGACATTCTCTCACGTAGGCTAGCCCCGGGTGCCTCACCGTATCAATGCTCACGCTACACAGCATATCTTGCAACAGGCAAGAGCGTTTACTCAACAGCTCATCTCGACTACGGGCCAGTCAACGGTAAAGATATCGCTGCTTGGCTCGTGAAGAACTATGGGTTTAAGTATATCGATCAGCCAGTAAAGGGTGCGATTGGATCAGGAGGGTTTAATACTACCTATGGTCATACGGCACTCTATTTGTATTCCACCGGAGAAAATACAGCAATGGTTGAGGATGCGAACTATGCTCCGCTTACCGTTGCTACGCACAACATGAACATTGACGGTTGGGTATGGGTCGTGCCAGGTAATTATGAGCCAGAAACAGCCGTACAAGCTCCTACAACGCCTGATAGTACGCCTACAAATACTGCTACTGACTGTTCAAAGCTCAAAGTAGTTTCTGGTGACACTATGGGAAAGATTATGGCTCGTTGTGAAGGTAAGGCAGTTTATGGTGAGGCTATGGACGCTTATGCTCGTACATGGTTCTCTACTAAGATCAAACCCGGTCAATCTGTATATGATGGCTGGCATTCGTCAACTGGCGTGGGATTGTATGCTGGTGACATTATTGAACATAGGAAATAGTGCATGGATAAAGTCACGTTAGGACAGGTCTGGGAGATTATTGTCTGGGTAGCTGGCGCCATAGGTGTTTTAAGCGTAATCGTAGGTCTCGGCATTAAGGTTCATAAAATCTTCAAACGAAATCGACACAATGAAATCAGTGAAATCGTTAAAACTGCGATCTCTTCAGAAATGACGCCGATGACTTCAGAAATAAGCAACTTAAAAGACGCGGTCAAGGCGAATGAGCTTGGTTCGTGCAAAAACTTCCTAGTGCGTTTTCTGGCAGACGTTGAACAAGGGCAAGCTATTGATGAAATAGAATTGGAGCGCTTTTACGAAGTGTACGGTAGATATACTAGCCCAGAGCTTGGTGGCAACTCATATATTCATGAGAAAGTTGAGCGACTGAAAGCGCAGGGAAAACTCTGAGATGAAAATTGACGGCGACTTATTAAAAATCAACGGGCAAAAAGTTATTGGATTAAAAGCGTACCGAATTGGTTCTAACCTGCTATGGAAAGATGCCGAGCGTAATATGAATGGCGACGTACGTGCGTCCTATTTGGGCGAGTATCCTAAAATTGAGCTGGAGTTTATAGATGGATTGACTCAAACAGAAATTACACAGATATATAATCAGCTTGCGCAGCCATTTTTCGATGTCACCTACTACCATCTCGGAACTGGGCAAGAGATTACGGCGCAATATTATCGTAATGATTATAGCTTGGAGCTGCTTGATAAAAGACGAGGCTTATTCAAAGGCTTTTCTGTTAGCCTGATCCCAATATCGAGGAGAAGCTAGATGATTAACGCTAGTGAACGATTCAAGACAGCTATGCGCCGGCCCGTTAAGATGATTGGCATGTATCTAACTGAGGTGAATGGTGATCATCGAGTATTTCGGGCAAGCGATTCGTTAGTATCAGTGGAAATTGAGACAATTGGCAGCTTATTCTCTACTGCCGCCAAAGCAATTGTGATACGGTTAATCGGCACAGACGTAAACTTAGTTGACTCCGACATTAGACCCACCTTACAGGCGCAAATAAGCACCAATCCGAGCGAGTGGAACGAGATAGACTATGGTATTTTTAGAATTAACGAACAAGAAGTTGACCTAAAAACGGGCACAACAACCTGTAGAGGTTACGACATGATAGGCGCGGCAGCCGACTTACCATATGTAGTTAGCGACATTGAGTGGAAGTGCACTGTTGGGTCATTAGCTGAACAGGTAGCAAAACGAATTGGTGTTGAATTGGGAACCGATATGTCAACTCTGGCAAATTATGATTACCTTATCGAGGAGGATTTGTACGAAAAGATTTCTGAAACCAACTACCGCAATATTCTAGCGGAAATTGCTGGCGCAACAGGTACGACGTGTCGTATGCACGATGATAAGTTGGAGTTCATTAAGCCTCCAATTACTAAAGCTATCGATGTCCTCTCCTATGATAATTTATTGGACATCAAAAGATTGCCGCTTTATGGCCCAATAAATTCTGTTGTTCTCGCGCGCACGCCGCAAGAAGACAATATTGTCTTGTCGGATGATGAAAGTATAGCGAACAACGGACTCACGGAACTGAAGCTTGCCAACAATGAGATATTGGATGACGCCCGCGAACGCCTCGCTCCAGCGATTCTAGATACCGTTAAAAATTTTGCCTTTACTCCTATCGATGCAACCACCGAAGGGCACGGATGGTACGAATTTGGGGATCGTATCCTAGTTACTGATGGAGAAAATGATTGGGAATCCGTAATTACGGAAATAAAATTAGTTTTTAGTGGAGGCGGTATTAAGGAAGTCATTAAAGCGGTTACGCCAGACGAAACTCAAACTAACTATGCTTTAGCTGGCGGCATCACTAAGACGCTCTACAATACCGAAATTAAAGTTGATAAGCAAAACCAAAGGATTGACTCTATTGTTGAAGAGCAACAGATCTTTGAGGGCGAAGTAAATAATAATTTTACTCAGATCAACCAAAACATCTCCTCAGTCATCACCTCCGTGCAAAGCTCAGGAGGCAACAATCTCATTAGAAACTCCGCCTTTTACTTTAAGGACGCGGACGGGTCATACACGTTTTGGACATTATCTGACGACGGCAAAATTGAGGTCTTACCGTCCGCCGAAGCGGCAAGTTTTGGTTCATTGTCAGGACAGGTTATTCGACTTAAAAATAAATCGATAGCTCAAACTGTGAGTGTTAAGGCTGACTCGGCAGATATTGCTGAAGATAACAAAACCTATTATACGTTCTCGTGCCGGATTTGCAAAACTGCTGCTGGCGAGGGTTCAATCATCATCACGGATGGTTATAGCGATTGGAAGATTGAAGTTCCCAACGGCGAAGCCCCGATTTACAACGAGTACACAATAGAGAAGATTTTGCCAAAAAGCTCCGTACTTGTCATCACTGTGTTTGGCAGTGATGAATCTGAGCTTAGCGTGACCGATATGATGCTGGCAGTTGGTGATTATCGTTCGCAGTGGACTCAGGCGAATGGTGAGCTGGCTAATACCCAGACGCAAGTCGACATTCAGGGCGTTAAGGTCAGCTCTACGACTACCGATGATACTAGTAGCCAACTTACTTCGCAGGGGCTCTATACGAAAGATGGCAGCAACATTATTAGTTCACTCACAAACGGCGGTCTTGTAACCCCGGAAATTAATGCTACTAGGGAGATTAGTATGCCGCCAATTAAAATCGTACCTCAAAGAGACGGCTGGGCTTTCGTTCCAACGGATTAAGAATAAGGAGAAATATGTCAGTTGATTATGCAATTGCAAATACCGCCAACTCGTATATCCAGGGTGGTTTAGAGATCATTACGAGCAAAAGTGGTGGAAACGTTACCGTTACCGCCAAGCTCTACATGCGGCGTACCAATAACTATAGTGGATCGACCTACGATAGTAATGTTAGCCGATCTATCACTATTGATGGAACAACCACATCAGGTTCTGGTGCTGTAACAGTCGCTGGCGGACAGCAAAATGTTTGGCAAGGTCCAATTCTAACGGCTAGCAAGACCTTCAGCGGTTCAGCTCGCAGCATTACAATCTCTTGGGCCACTAGCGGCGCAGCCTCAACAAATCTCAACGGGTCTGGTTCGACTGGGTTTAGTGTGCCAGCTGGGTACGTCGCACCATCAGGCGGATACGTCAATGTGATAAGCAAAACTTATAACTCCGTAACTGCCAAAGTAGGCGTAGCTTCATTTGGTACACCAAATACCAATAAAAACCTTGAACTCAAAATCTTAGAAAAAGCCTATACTGCTGGCGTGCCAGCACGGCAGAATTCTGGTCTTGCAAGCGGCGCAACGACTACCGTGACAAATAGTTCGACCATGTTTGGCGACAGTTTTACGATAATCGGTAATAAGACTTACCATACAGGCGTTTACGCGTCCAATGGTGCATTAGATTCTCGATTTCAGGGGCCGACATTCACAACCCCGTGCCCACCACTATCAACATTAAGACTAAGCTCGCAGGTATATAGTACATACAATACGGTCAAAGCGACAATTGGTTGGTTGAGACAGTCTGATGGCGGAGCATTAACACGCACCCTAAAATACCGGTACTCGATTGATAACGGAAGTAGCTACAGTAACTGGATTGACGCAGGTACTGCCAGCGCAACCTCTGGGTCATTTACAATCCCCAATTTACCTTCCAGTAAAAGCATTATAGTACAAGCTAAATTAACGACTTCGGCTGGCGATTCGTCCACTAAATCTTTGACTTTCAGCACATTGAGCACACATGCTGCACCAAACTTCAAAGATTTCGCGTTTCGAGACGATAATGCTAAAGTTACTGCGCTTACTGGTAGTGATCAAGTATTTATCGAACGCCAATCTATACCAATCGTTACGATTCCCATAGAAGAAAAAGCCACTGGCAATCAAAATACTGCTATGTCTGGCTACAACATCGCATTTAGTGGTCAGAATTACTTCATGGATTATTCGGATACGGAGGATGTGAGCAAAACCTTGTTGGCGCCAACTCAAACTTCGACGCTAGTGCTTGCTGTTTTAGCGGTCGACGCGCTTCAATCCGCTACGCAGGTAGCTAAAGATGTGATGGTATATCCGTGGAGTGAGCCTACGATTGCCGCCAATATTACCCGCGAGAATGGCTTTGAGGCAAGTTCTACACTCGCCATCAAAGGTACTTACGCACCTGTTGTTATTGATGGTGTTACGAAAAACTCCCTTGTGGTCAAATACCGCTATAAGAAATCTTCTAGTAGTGAGTGGAGTAGTTGGGAGGTGCGACCCGTCGTAATAAAAGAAGGTGCTTGGGAGACCAGTAACTTAGTAAAGACGTTTGATAACAGCTCACAGTGGGATATTGAGGTCAGCGCAACAGATGAGTTCACAACTACCACAGTTAGTCTTGTGCTATCAATGGGGATTCCAAAGTTCTTTATTGGAGATGATGGGCGCGTGTCTGTCGGCAAACGACCAGAGAAGTCTTTGCTAAAGGGAAATAACGGGCAGCTAGAAGTAGCTGGCAAAATCTATGGTACAGCAGCGGAATTGACTGGTGACGTCACCGCGAATAACTTGTCAGTCAAGACGGCAATTTATGCTAAGAATCAACCCCTTATGCCTACGCATGTTGGTCAGGTTATCATGTCTACAACTCTGGACACTGCAGCAAAGGTTGCAGAAATTTACGGTGGTACATGGGTAACATGGGGCGCTGGAAGAGTGCCGGTAGGGTATAGCGCTTCAGAGGCTGAATTTAATGCCGTAA